AAGATGCCTAACGGTGAAGTACATTCGGGTAAAACACACGGTGCTACGTCTAAAAAACTTTTTCATTTAGATGAATTATCAAAAACTGCAAAGGAAAAAGCTATGAAATATTCAAGCGGATATGGTAAGAAAAAAACAACCACTAAGAAGAAAAAGAAAAAGATTAAGAAGTAATGGCTAGGACAAACGAAGCTCTTTGGAAGCGCATTGTTGCTTCTGTAAAGAGAGGAAGCAAAGGCGGGAAGGCAGGACAATGGTCTGCTCGTAAGGCACAGTTAGCCACTCAACGATATAAGAAGGCGGGCGGTGGTTACACTGGTGGTAAGACTAAAGCCCAGAAGTCCCTATCCAAGTGGACTAAAGAGGACTGGGGTACTAAGTCTGGCAAGCCTAGCACACAGGGTAAGAAAGCTACAGGTGAACGCTATCTGCCCAAGAAGGCTCGTCAGGCTTTGACTAAGAAGGAATATGCCGCTACGACACGGAAGAAACGTGCTGACACCAAAGCAGGTAAACAAGTAAGTAAACAACCTAAGAAGATTGCAAAGAAAACAGCAAGACATAGAAAATAGTTCTTGACTTTTGTGACCAAATATGGTATAATATTCCTATAGTATACTTAAGTATATTATTTAAATTAACAATAAAGACTGTCCATTAAGGAGAAACAGTAAATGACTGATGTAGAACTAGAGAAGTACTATCGTTCCTTTGAAGAGATGTTCCGTTCAGACGGATGGAAGAACTTAATGCAGGACATGAAGGGAAGTGCTGAGAACGTCAATTCAGTAGAAGCCTGTCAAGATGACAAAGACCTTTACTTTCGTAAGGGACAACTTGTAGTCATGGCTAATATGCTGAACCTAGAAGCACAGATAGAAACAGCTAAACAAGAGCAAGATGAAGAAGAAGTAGAAATAGACTAATGAGGTTTATGTTTGACTTCAAATGCGACAACGGACATGTCAATGAAAAGTTTGTAGATTCAGAGACAACCGAAGTACAATGTCCAGATTGTTCGTTGATAGCTAGAAAAATAGTTACACCTGTTACAATCAACGGTGGAGACTCTTGGAAGGAAACACGGAAGTGGGTTAAAAAAAGAGAGTCACACATGAGAGCAACAAAGGCGTAGCATTATAACGTAAGGACAACTCTTGACCATAGAACCCTTACACTTAATACACCTCCATAATGATATGAATCACGGAGTTTAATAATGGCAAGACTAATAGAAGAGCGTCCCACGGAAGACGTAGAAGAGAATGACATCAATAACCAAGTAGCACAAGACCCTCAACCAGAGGAAACTCTTGAACAACCTGAATCAGACATACCTGAGAAGTATCAAGGGAAGTCAACAGCCGAGATAGTAAGGATGCACCAAGAGGCTGAAAAACTCTTAGGTAAACAAAGTTCTGAAGTAGGTGACTTGCGGAAGGTTGTAGATGACTACATCCAGACACAACTCTCAACCCAAGAAACACAAGTAACAAATGCTGACGAAGAAGTAGACTTTTTCTCAGACCCCGACAAGGCAGTCGAAAGAGCGATTAATAATCACCCTAAGATAAAGGAAGCTGAACAAATCAGCAACCAATATCGTCAATCTACAGCGATGAACAAACTGCAAACCAAACACCCTGAGATGCAGGGAATTTTGCAGGATGAGAAGTTTGCTGAATGGATTAAGGGTTCTAAGATTAGACAACAGCTTTTTGTACAGGCAGACCAACAGTATGATTATGATGCCGCTGACGAGTTATTTTCCCTATGGAAGGAACGTCAACAGGTTGTCACTCAAACTGCCGCCAATGAGAAACAACAACGCAAGCAAGCTGTTAAATCTGCATCCACAGGTAATGCCCGTGGTAGCGGTGAACAGCGAGGCAAGAAAGTCTACAGACGCGCAGACATTATTAAACTAATGCGTACTGACCCAGATAGATACCAAGCATTATCAAATGAGATTATGCAAGCGTATTCAGAAGGGAGGGTACGAAACTAATATTATTTTGGAGAATTTAAAATGACTGATTCAACTTATCCCGCAAATCGCGGTTTCGTAGACAACACTAGCGCGGCTACTTTCATCCCAGAAATCTGGAGTGATGAAGTTATTGCGGCTTATCAATCTAACCTTGTACTAGCTAACCTAGTCAAGAAACTATCCATGACTGGCAAGAAAGGTGATACTCTTCACATTCCTAAGCCTGTTCGTGGTGATGCTCACGCTAAAGCGGAAGGCGTTGCTGTTACTGTACAGAACGCTACTGAAGGCGAAGTACAAATCGCATTAGACAAGCACTTTGAGTACTCGCGTCTAATCGAAGACATTACTGAGACTCAAGCATTGTCTTCACTTCGTCAGTTCTACACTGGTGATGCAGGTTACGCTCTAGCTAAACAAGTAGACACTAGCTTGTTTGAACTAGGTAAAAACTTCGGTGACAACGGTGGTGATTACGTTGGTACTGGTACTTATAACTTTGCAGGTAGTGCTGGTGTTGAGGCTTATGTTGCAGGGGCTGTTGCCGCAGGTGACGTATTCAACGATGCGGGTTTCCGTGACTTGATTCAAAAAATGGATGATGCTGACGTACCTATGGACAATCGTTGTCTTGTAGTACCACCATCAATCCGTAACGCTATCATGGGCATTGACCGTTATTCGTCAAGTGACTTTGTAGATGGTAAAGTTGTAAACAACGGTCAAATCGGTAACTTGTACGGTATTGACGTATTTGTTTCTTCTAACTGCCCTACTATTGAATCTGGAGTTAAACAAGCTATGTTGTTCCACAAAGACTCTATGGTTCTTGCGGAGCAAATGGGTGTTCGTTCACAGACTCAGTACAAGCAGGATTTCCTGTCTACTCTATACACTGCTGACACTTTGTATGGTACTGCTGTTCTACGTCCAGATGCCGCATTTAAAATCGCTGTAAACGCTTAGTAGTACTTAAGGGGCTTCCATTCGGGAGTCCCTTTCCCCTTTTCTTTTTTACAGGAATTTTGCATGGCTATATTTAGAGGTGTAGGTGGTTCGGGAGAATCTTCGGACAATTCCTTTCTACAGGAAGTTACTGCTCAAGCGCAAGCCGCTGAAGCATCAGCTACCTCTGCACAAGCCTCTGCAAACTCCATATTAACTCTTACAGCCGCCACGGGCGCGGCAGATACCGAAGTAATCTATAACGCTTCTACGGGTGTTTTGACTGTCCCTAGAGGGGATATAGGTCCTACAGGTCCTCAAGGTTCTACAGGTCCTCAAGGTGCTACAGGAGCAACTGGTGCTACAGGGGCAACAGGTCCTGCGGGTGCTGATGGTACTGACGGAACTAATGGTACTAATGGAACAAACGGAACAAACGGTACTAACGGTACAAATGGTACAAACGGTACAGGGTTTACAGCAGGTTCTTACAACGGCTCTACAGGTGTCGTTACATTTACATCTAACGATGGGTTAGGTTTTTCTACAAGTGATTTACGCGGTGCTGATGGTTCAGACGCAAGCGTAACAGCCGCTAATGTTACTGGTGTCCTCACAGGAGGAACTGGTATCTCTATAGCGAGTAATGGTACTATTACAAATAGTTCACCAGACCAAACAGTAGCCTTAACGGGTACAGGTGCTACTTCAATAACAGGTACATATCCTAACTTTACTATTAATAGCACTAACACAACGTACACAGTAGGTGACGGTGGTTTAACAACAAATGATTTTACTGATGCTGACCATACTAAGTTAAATGGTATTGAAGCTAGCGCAACCGCAGACCAGACAGGCGCGGAAATAAAGACAGCTTATGAAGCTGAAGCAGATACTAATGCTTTTACAGACGCTGAAAAGACTAAGCTAACTGGTATAGAAGCTAGTGCAACTGCTGACCAAACCGATGCAGAGATAAAGACAGCGTATGAAAACAACGCAGACACTAACGCATTTACCGATGCTGACCATACTAAACTAGATGGTATTGAAGCAAGTGCAGACGTAACGGATACAGCTAATGTTACTGCCGCAGGTGCATTGATGGATTCAGAAGTAACTAACCTAGCACAGGTTAAGGCTTTTGATTCGTCTGCTTATGCTACAGCCGCACAAGGCACTACTGCTGACTCAGCCTTACAAAATGTTGTAGAGGACACTACACCACAGTTAGGTGGTAATCTTGATGCACAAGATAATGAAATAACTGATGTTGCAAAACTAGGCGTAGGTACAAGTTCACCGTCATACACAGCACACGTAAACTATAGTAAAACATCAGACCATACTATCGGTTTTCGTGTCAGCTACAATCCATCAAGTTTTGACGGTAAGATAATAACTTGGGGTGAAAGTCCAGCCGAAGGCGGTGTACTTGGTAAGGCTGATGGTTATGGATTAGATGCTAGTTATATAGCAAATGGTATTGCAGGTTTAAGATTTCAAAGACAATTTGGCAGTACTCCTAGAGTTACTCCTTGTGATAACTTCGGTGCATTAAACGATAACCAAATTGACTTAGGCGCATCTAATGCGCGTTTTGATGACATATATGCTACTAATACATCTATAATTAGTTCATCAGATAGAAACTTAAAGCAAGATATACAGGCGTTGACAGAAGCAGAATTGCGCGTTGCTGTGGCTTGTAAAGGTTTGCTTCGTAAGTTTAGATGGATTGATGCAGTAGAAGAAAAAGGCGATGATGCTAGAATACACTTTGGTATCATTGCACAAGACTTACAAGATGCGTTTACTGCTGAAGGATTAGATGCAAGACGCTATGGTATGTTTATTAAAGAGACATGGTGGGAACACGAAGATGAATATTACCCAACAGCAGAATCAGCACCAGAAGGCGCAGATGAAATCACACGTTTAGGTGTTCGCTATTCAGAACTCTTAGCATTTATAATAGCCGCAATATAAGGACATACAAATGACCAACGAAGCAAAACAAGCACTAGACTTAGCCGCGGCATCAACAGGAATAATGTCAGTAACCGCATGGCTACCGCCTATAGCCAGTCTGTTCACTATTATCTGGTTAGGTTTACGTATCTATGAATCAGATACAGTACAGAAGATTGTACATAAAAAGTAATGAGAAGACTATTTTGTTTGTTAATGTTGTTTAGCGTAGTTACACTAGCTGACAACGCTCAGGAAGGTTCTTTGAATACATTTCATGGGGACAACAGCACAACGAATAGTAACAACAGCACACAGGATACATCAACAAGTAACACGTATAATGGTGCAGGGAGTAGTTCGGAAATACCAGTAGGTTCAGCTATAACACCTAGCTATATGTCCAATGGTATTGAAACGTGTTTAAAAGGTATAGGGTCATCAGTACAGACCGTGGTAGTAGGTTGGTCGGAAGGTAAGTACAAAATTGATGAGAACTGCAATAGACGTAGGGACGCTAAGGTACTTAGTGACTTAGGCATGAAGGTAGCCGCAGTAGCCCGTATGTGTGAAGCAGTAGATGTATGGAAGAGTATGTTTATGTCAGGTACTCCATGTCCCATACTTAGTAACGGCAAGCTAGTAGTAGGTAAACGTGCTATGCTAGTTATGAAGAGACAGCCAGAAATATACATACCTGACTACAACAAAGATACACAAGATTGGTACAACACTATACTAAACATTGGAGGAGAGGACACAGATGAAGAAGATGATATTATCTCTGTTAGTGCTAAGTTCCGTAGCACAAAGCAGTGAACTAGACAACCTAATCAACACCTCCAATGCTATTGTTGACCAGATAGACCGAGGCATTATGCTAGTCGGTGCGGCTCAAGAGTACGCATACTATGGTGACGCATTGTCAGACGGTACTATCTCTGGTACAGCACACATTAGTCCTGAGCAACTACAGGCGTACACAGCGGCTTTGTCTAGTATGTCAAACTATCAAGCCTACGGTGACTTACAGACTGTACTTGAGGAAAAAGCATACACAGAGTTAGACATGATGGATGAAGCCATTGGTGTATTTACTGAAGTAGTAGTGGACATGATTGCTGTACAGGAAGTAGCTGAGGTATCTGAGTCAGCCGCTACTCCTCAAGAGGAAGCAGAAGTACAGACTTTTGTAGCTGACAATATAGAATCATTGACAATCACTCAGGACGAGGTAGAGACGTACAACGACTCCCTAGACTCCATTGAGGAACACGCTAATAACGCTAGTGCATTCTTATCTGTAGCAGGTAACAAAGAAGCTGTAGAGTTCCTAGAGCAAGGCATAGAGAATGCTAACACTACAGCGGAAGAGACTAACATCTTTTACGATTCTAACCAACAGTGGGTTGCTATGGGTTATAACACTACTAGAAACCTCACAGCAGTTTACCTTAATGGTAATGACAATATTGGTTTAGATTTATACGTAACGGAAGCAGACATACTAGCCGCAGGTAGTGAATCAGAATATTATTTGACTGGTCCTACAGCCTATAGTTATGATTGCTTTATGAACAGTGACTGTACGGAACTATGAGTTTAGAGCAAACTGAATTAACCATTGGCGGTACATCATTTAAAGGTGTATGGATAGCCATAGTTCTAGGTATTGGTAGTACAATAGGTGGTGGCGTATGGACAGCCTCTAGCCTGTACTCAAGACTGGAAGCAGTAGAAGCTACACAGATACCCGATGTAAGCCCCATACAGCAGAATCTAGCCACTTTAGGCACAAGGCTAGAGACACTACTAAGTCAGCAAGAAAAGCTGTTAGAATTGAATACAGACGTTTCTAAGCTAGCTAATGAGATAGAGGGTATAAAAGGTACAGTAGCTAAGGCTGAAGTTATTACAAAAGATATTGGTGACGTAGGTAAGAAGTTAAAGACATTGACCAAAGAGGTAGAGGATTTGTGGCAGGGTATGGACTACCTCTCAAATCCCCTTAAGTGAGGCATTTATGTTAGAGCAACTAATCGGACCTGTTACAGGGTTACTTGACAAATTTATAGAGGATAAAGACAAGAAGAATGCCATCGCCTTTGAACTTTCAACAATGGCTGAAAAGCACGCGCAGGAACTTGCGAAAGCGCAACTTGAAGTTAATAAGACAGAAGCGTCACATAAGAGCCTCTTTGTGTCGGGTTGGAGACCTGCTGTTGGTTGGACTTGTTGCATTGGACTTGCGAGTCAGTACATTCTTATCCCGATGGCAAATTTTGCGCTTGCTCTTGCCAATTCTACCATTGAAATCCCTGTTTTAGACATGGCTACAATGATGCCAGTACTGATGGGTATGCTTGGTTTAGGTGCTATGAGAACTGTTGAGAAGACTAAAAAAGTACAGAGGGATAACTAATGTCAGCTACTAGTCGTTACTACAGACCGCCTACAGAAACAAGAAGAACACCAACTTATGAAGAGTTGTTTGGTACATCCAAGAGTGCCGAACGTATTGCTTATGACAAAGAACAAGCGCGTTTAGAAGAACAAGCAAGAAAAGAAAGACAAGAATCTGACCGTAAAAGAAGAGAAGCATATTTTGCAGAACAAGAAAAAATTAAGTCAGATACGTTAGTAGCCGAAGGTAAAGAGTTAGTTGGCTCATATAGAGACCAATACAGCACGGAGCATCTTTTTGAGTTAGGTGCTGTAAACAGTTTTGAAATAGCAAAGGTTGTAGCTGACGAAACCTACAAACAGTACTGGTACGATAAAGCTAATGATATTATTGGTAACTTTACTGATGAAGATTATAAGCTAATTGCTGAACCTCAGTATGAAGAAGTTGAAAAAACAGGTCGTGGACCGAGAGAACAAAGACGAGTTTTACCTAAAGGCTATGAAGAACTTCTCAAAGCACAAGAATATATTGAAAAGGGTCCTTTAGATTTTTCTAGTGAAGAAACACACAAGATGCTTATTGAGCCGCCTACAACTAGAACAGGCTATGGTAAGTATCAATACTGGATAGACGAAGAAGACCCGTTACGTCAAGCCGTAGAAGCACAAGCTGATGTAATGACTAAGTACCTTGATAACGAAGGTATTTCTATAGTAAAAGATTTTAAAGACGGTAATCCTAATAACATCTACGGTGAAGGTGTTTATTTAAACACAGGCACAGCGGCACATATTGACTGGGATTCAGACTTAAAAAGAGGACAAAGCTATCAGTCTACCCCTGATGCAGAATTAGGTTCATATAGTCAAGTATTCTACAGACCTGAAGCAAGCAGTATATTAGACCATTGGATGGTTGATATAATGGCGGCAATTACAGGGACTAAAGATTTACTAGCGGTAGGTCGTGGTGGTGACTTAGATGATTTACTGGAAGCTAATCTAATAGCTAATGTTGCTCCTGATTTCCTTGAGAGTGGTTTAGGTCAATTAGGTATTGACGCTGATTTGTTTGGTATAGACCCTAACACATTTAGTGATTCTATAAACGAAGTACAAACAGAAATGATAAAAGGCAAAAGTGGTACGGACGCTTTAGTTAAAGAGTTTGGTGGTGCTGTTGTTAAAAACGTAGGAGAAACAGTAGGTGATATTGCAGGAGGCGCGTTAGGTAGTATAGTTGATTTAGCCGATGATGTTGTTGATGCTATCGGTGATACTGCGTTAGTAGGAGCAATAGAAGAAGGTGGTAAATATTTACTTGACAAAGGTCAAGACGTTATTGATATAGGTAAAAACATAGGTGAAGCCGTTGTAGATACGGCTGATGATTTAATTGACACTTTTGGTGAAGAAGTTGTAGACCCTGCGTTGAAAGAGGGTAAGAAAGTAGCCGAAGCTGTTGTTGATAAAGCTGATGATGCAATAGACGCTTTTGGTGAAAAAGTAGTAGACCCTGCCTTACAACAAGGAAAAGAAATAGGTCAGGACTTTATTGACAAAGGTAAAGAAATAGGCGAAGGCATTGTAAATACTGTTGATAATGTCGTTGATAAGTTTGGTGAGGAAGCGGTAGACCCTGTATTAGCAAAAGCTAAAGACTTAGGTCAAGACCTTATTGATAAAGGTAAAGAAGCAGGTGAGTTTGTAGTAGATACCGTTGATGATGCTCTTGATTATTTAGGTGAAGAATATATAGACCCTGCATTACAAGCATTAAAAGATATAGAGTTACCAGAAGGACCAGATTTAGACTTCCCTGATATAGACTTTCCTGACATAAATCTACCTGACTTAGACATAGATTTACCTAAAGTAGATATTGATTTACCAGATTTAGACTTACCAGATTTACCAGATATTGATTTACCTGACTTAGACTTAAAACTACCTGAACTATCGTTTGACCCTAAGCTACTAGCAGGACTAATGCCTCAAGAACAACAACCAACGGAAGTCGAAGGTTTATTCGACAAAGAACTATTTAAATTTGACACAGAGATTAAGTCTACACAGGAAATGCTTAGTCCCTTTATGAACTTAAGAAGGTATGGATAATGACTTACTTACAATTAGTAAACAGTGTACTGCGTAGAATGCGAGAGGAAGAAACATCTTCTGTAGAAAATGCTACAGACTCCTATGTAAAACTTATAGGAGAGTTTGTTAATGATGGTAGACGTATTGTTGAAGATGCGTGGGATTGGTCAGCACTACGTAAAACAGTAACAGTCACAACAACTAACGATGTATTTAGTTACAGCATTACAGGGACTAATAACTCATTTAAGATACTAGATGTCATTAATGATACGTCTAACTACTTTATGCGTCCTATTAGTTCTTCGTTAATGAACAAATCTTATTTGACACAGACTCCTGCAACTGGTTCACCTCTGTACTACTCTTGGAATGGTGTAGATGCTAGTGGTAATGCTTTGGTAGATTTGTACCCTAAGCCTGACAAAGCATATACATTACGCTTTAACATTGTAGATAGAGCAGACCCGTTTACTCTTGATGCTGATAAGCTGTATGTACCTTCACAGCCTGTTATTAACTATGCAATAGCCTTAGCTTCCCGTGAACGTGGAGAGACAGGTGGTACTTCTTCGCAGGAACTATTTGCCCTAGCGGACACTACATTGGCAGATGCAGTAGCCTTTGATGCCTCTAGGTTTCCTTCTGAAACTGTTTGGACATACGAATAATGGCACAACAATTACAGAACATTACAGTACAAGCCCCAGGATTTGCGGGGATTAACAGTCAGGATTCACCTTTGTCTCTTGACCAGTCCTTTGCGGCTACCGCTAGTAACTGTATCATTGATGAATATGGGCGTATAGGCGCACGTAAGGGTTATACAGCGGTTTCTACTAACAACTCTAACTTAGGTACTAGTCGTGGCGTAGAGGCGTTACACGAGTCTTTAGACCGTAGTGGTGACAAGGTAGTATTCTCAGGGGGTAACAATAAAATATTCTCAGGTACTGCCTTAACTGACATAACTCCTGTGGGATATACTATATCAGCAAACAACTGGAAGATTGTAGACTTTAATAACCATACGTATTTCTTCCAAAGAGGACATGAGCCTTTACTATATACAGACGAAAGTGGCTCAGGAGTTTTAGAGGCTATGTCAAGCCACTCTCATGCTACAGGCACTGCACCTCAAGGTAATGAAGTATTAGCCGCATTTGGTAAACTATGGGTAGCTGACGTAACTGGTAATAAACATACTGTATACTGGTCGGATACACTTAATGGTCATGCTTGGACTGGAGGTGCTTCAGGTTCTTTAGATTTAACTAATGTATTTCCTAGCGGTAATGACGAGATTGTAGCGTTATCAGCCTTTAATAACTTTTTAGTTATATTCTGTAAGCGTTCAATTATTATTTACTCTGGTGCTGACAACACTACAACTACTGATTTTAAGCTACACGACACTGTAGAAGGCGTAGGTTGTATTGCTAGAGATTCCGTACAACACACAGGTACTGACATTATATTCCTGTCTGAAGATGGTGTACGTAGCTTTGGTCGTACTATACAAGAAAAGTCAATGCCTATGCGTGACATTAGTAACAATGTCCGTAATGAATTAACTGCATTGGTTAGAGTACAGACTCACCCTATTAAGTCTATCTATAGTGCAGATGAGGCATTCTACTTGTTGTCTCTACAGGACAGT